AAAATTGCACCAACACCAGTAGTAATCAAGACTGTTCTAAATACTCGTAAGGCTGTTGAAGCAGCACCAGTAGCCGTAGCTAGCGCACCCATTGACCATGTATAAAGATCAATAACTAATTTACTGAGGGCCACAATAGTAGTAACTGTCTTAATCATTGTTGATAGGCTCCACAATGCTGTTGCAGTAATGACGATGGCTTCAGCGTTTTCGGCAAAGTATGTAGCTAAATTGACAACAGCAGTGACAAGTCCTGCCCAGTCAACAGACTCAATAGCTTCTTTTAGCTGTGGACCGATAACCGGAATAAGCTTTCTAATTTCCTCTATCAAAATTACAACCGCTGGCATAACAGCAAAGCCGATTTCTTCAGACAAGTCGTTTAGATCATTGTTTAGACCTTCAACTTGTCCAGCAAAAGTTCCAGCGTAAGCGGCAGCAGAACCACCGAATTGTGATTGCAACTCAGCAAGAATAATCTTTTGCGCGCCCATCAAGTCACCGGACTCGGCTAGAGCTTCAATCTGCGCCTTTTGCTGGTCGGTAAATTGAATACCAACGCGAGTAAGGGCTGAGATTCCAGCAACAGGATCGTTGAGAGCCTTACCTAATCTGATGGCTTCAGTGCTGGCATCAGTTCCCATAGCGCGCGCAACATCAAGCATTGCTTCGGTGGTCTGGTCGAATATGTCATTACCTTCACCAGCTTGGTTCTGAATGTTTTTGAAAGTAAGCAAAAGGTTTGCACCTGAAAGAATTGCCTCATCGCTAAATGCGGTGCTTGCTTGCAATGCCGATGCCATCTCAGCAATTTGAGTAGCTGTACCATTAGCGGTGGTTCCCGTGGAGCGTAATACAGCTTCGGTTTGCGTAAAGACTTTTTGGGATTCAGCAGCATCAGCCAAGCCTTTACCAATTAGAACAAAGGCCCCGGCAATCACAGCCCCAGCAGCAGCGAAGTTGCGACCTAGTGAACCCATTTGAGTTTGCAGGGTAGCGAAAGACGCGTTAGCTTGCTTGAGACCTTTAGGGTCAAAGCTGGTGAGGATTGGAATTCTAATTGCCATTACATAACCTTAAGTTTCTGATTGATTCGCTCGGTGTAGCTTTCGATTGTCTTGAGCATGTCAGCAGCCAAGGCATCTTCTCTATTTGCAAGAGCAGGGTAAACATAGCGAGAGGGTAAGCCACCCAGGTTGTCAGTCATACCCTTACCCTGACCATTGATTCTGTATTGGAAAGGTGCTGTGTTTCCACGCCTAACAACAGCTCTTGATTTTGTAGGTCTTTGGCGACCTTTGCCACCAACTCGACCTCTACCTTTGTACTCGTAGGTCAAAGCTGGGCCGTTCATCATTGACTTTCTACCAGCCATGTCAGCAATTTCAAGACCAGCAGCATCACCTGGTGATACCACCTGAATACGAGCCAGTGGCTCTACATCGCTATTTGCATAACCTCTTAGCATAAGCTGGGCGCTTACTTTAGCGCCGGCAAACCTAGTCCGACCATAGTGGTTCATACCAGATAAGGGTGCGGTTGTTGGCAAGTTAGATTTGATAGCAGTTACTACTGGCTGAGAGATACGCCTAATGTCTTTTCTAAGAGCCGTGATTGAGCCTGGTTGCAAAGCGTCAAGAAGTTGCAGGGTTTCCTTTACACCTGTTATTCTTACGCGTTGTATTGGGGCAATCAAAAAAAACTCCTAGAGTGGGTAACTCTTATAATTCTACCCAAAAGAAAAACCCCCTTTCGGGGGCTTATCTTTTCGGAGTATGGCTTTGGTTTCTAGAAATTAGATACCGGCTTATAGTCCACAACATTCGCTCGTCCAACTTCATTAGCTCAAGTGGACTGATGCCCGACTCAACTGCTAGTGAAGCGATGAACCAATGTGCGGATTGATCACCTAGCCCTTTGATGCTTTTGGGTCTTCAGCGGCAGCAATACTTTCTACCTCATCCACCCACTCATCAAATGACTTAGTGGTTGCCTTAGTGCGTGTTTGGCTTGCCCAAGCTAGGAACAAAAGATGAGTAATCTTTAGCTCGCTGCCTAGATTCGCAACTGAAAGGTCGAATTTTGACTCGAACTTTACCATGTCGGATGCTAGACAGATTACCTCTTGAGGCTCACCTGGCTTGTTACTGAACTCTAGTTGTAGGTTTATTTTCATGTTCTTATCCTAGTGGATTACGCTGCTGGAGCTGTGCCGCGCACAACTTCACCAGATACAGGCCATGTAACAGAAAGAGTGGCTAGGTCACCAACAGCACCGGCGAATGGCTGGTACTGAGTTACTAGAGCTGTGAAGCGGTACTCAGGGTTAGTTGCGGTTACAGTTCCAGAGGTAGGTGCAATTCTGACAGCAACAGTTGAACCCATAAGAGGGAACAATAGAGCGTCAATAGAACCTGCACCGAAGTCTTGGTGGAAGTCTAGGGATACTGATGCATCGCGAAGGCCCCCGATCCTGGATCTGTAAGTGCTGCCGAATGAGGTGACCTCAATTTCGTCTGTTGTGATGTCAAGAGTCACAGAAGCGATTGAGTCGCTTAGTACAGTTGTGCCAACTGTGACCTTGTAGTCTTGTGCGTAAAATTTAGCCAATTTATTTCTCCTAGTTTGCTATGACTGTGACTGTAAAGTCAGCAGCCAGGTATGTGGTGTCGCTGATTGTCAAAGACCCAACTGAGTCCATAGACACTACTCGGCAGTCGTAGGCATTACCACCAAGAGTCTTATCTGATTCTACTGCATACTTGACACTACTAGACCCAGTAGAAATGTAGGTGTCGAGTCGCCTTTGGGCTTCTCTTTCGGCTGCCCTGCCAACAATCACAGTAACGACAAAAGTATAGCTAGTCATGCCGTTTGCGTAGGCTCTGTCATAGCTGACATTATTCAAGGCAACAATGGCAATAGGTGGGTTAGGTAGATCAGGGACCTCGGCGGCAGTGCGTAAGCCTGGTATAATTCCGATGTTGTTAGCTAGAGCAGTCCTGATAGCGGTGATGCTCATTAGCCGAAGTTCCTCATAATCCTGAATGGCATAGCTAGTTGCTCAACATCTGGGTCAAGGTAGCGACCAACTCGGATAGCTCCCATGTCACCAAAGCCGGCAACACCTAGAGGCGAGTCAAGGCGCTTGAATAGTCTTGATGACTGAATGATCGTGGCTTGTCTGATAGCGGTTGGAACGGCAGGCCAGCCCCAAACACCTGTGATGCGACAAAGAGCTTGCTGGTCAACAACAGGCCAAGCGTAATCGTTGATAGCCCTGATGCCGGTGTATGGCATATACAAGCCGTCAGAGCGACTGTTTAGTGGCTCAAGCTGGAAGTCTGTTGGTTTCCAAACTGTGTAAGTGTCACCGATTTCATCAGTCGAAGCTACCTCAGAGATTGAGATGGCATCGTCAATGATTAGGTTTAGATCATCGGTGGCAGCAAAGTTTCTAACAGCAGACCCAGCGTTAGAGAAAGTCCTTGCTGTGTATCCGTCAATCATGCGAGAGGCTGACTCGATAGCAAGCTCTAGCATTGAGTCGTCAATACCATCGGTGATTCTGAGTGAGTTTTTGACTTCAATAAGTGTGGCGTAGCCATTTGTGATTGCCATAATGTTCTCTATTCTACTGCTTGTTGAGTACGCTCTAAAAGCCTAGCTCTTGTCTGACTTTAGCGATGTGTGCGAAACCTATTTGGTCGTTTGAGGCTGGCCTACCAACGCCACTCATTGTGACCCTGCCGTGACCTAAGTCATGGACAATTCTAACTGTTGAAGCGTGGAAGGGTTTAGCACCAGCAGCGACACACCTAATGTAAAGCTCCCAGTCATCATAGATAGCACCTTTGGTGTGTCCACCTGTGCGCTCAAACAGCTCACGCTTGATAGGTGCAGCACCTGGGCAGGTCATTTCATAGGGTAGCTTTTCAGGTATCCAGCGACCTTCCATGATTGAGCCATTGTGCTTGATTTGTAGCTTGTCAATGTAGATGTCACAGCCCTCTTGATCTGCTTGCTCTAGCTCGTCAAAGGCACCAGGTAGATAGTGGTCGTCAACATTACAAACTGAAATCCAG